ACTCAAATCTTTTACGAGTAAACTTTGAAGCTGGTACTCTATATGCAAGTTCTGTTTTAGGTCTATCCATACCGTCCTGGATGGGTCTGAAAAAGAACGGATAGTTGATGGATATTGGTACAACTTTATCTGTAAACATTTTTTTTGCATCAGCACCTGACTTTGATAATATACCGTATCTTGAATCAGATGATACTGTAGCCAAGTTAACGGTCTCTCCGGATGCCATAAATGAAAAACCTGAACGTCTGTTTTTAAGATAACACATTCCGTAGCATCTTGTATCTGCTTTGCAAGCTTCCCAGAATATAAAGAATAGTCTGTTTGCTTCCCTAAAATCTGGTCTCCCAACATCAATCTTGGTCCACTGCAAGTACATGTAATGAGTGCCAGTAATATAGGTAGGAATCTTTTTATTCTGAAACCAATGACCTTCATCTCTTTTAGCGAACTCTTTATCAATATACCCATGCCATCTTTTTTTAAATTCATCTGGATAATCTTTCCAATCAAATATACTTTTAATAGATTTAAGTTCTTTAGGATACTCGTGTGGCGTCCATTTGTCGTTTTCATTATCAACTTCTATTACTTTAGGTAAAGCTATTTTTAAATTTTGTATGCTATACACTTCACCTATCTGACCTGTTTTTGATATAACAACAACATCATGTTCTTTGTTATAACCATACTTCCACTTTTTAGATTTATTTAATCTTTTAATAGTGTTTATTTTAATAGGTTGTATAACCTTATATAAATTTTGTTCGTACATTATTTAGATCTTCTCTCTGCAAAACCACTAAATACTTCAACTTCTTCTTCTTTCTTAGGCTTGTTATTTAGTATATCGTCTTCCTCTTGTATTCTATTTAATATCTCAAATGCATCGAATATTGCGAGCTTTTTAGTGGCTGCAGCGTTCTTGAGTCTATCGGCTGAGATGTCATCATCAGTTTCAACAATAGGTTCTTTAGCAACTTTAATAAGTTCTTTGACTGCTTCATGTCCAGCTTGGATTATATTCTTTTTCGTTTCCTTGACGTTCATATTTAATTGTAATTGATTGAATTCTTACTCTATACATCCTTTCGTCATCTATAATAAATTCAAACTCACTAGTTGGAACGAAACCTACAAGATCATTTTCTTGTATGTAGTTAGTTTTATTGTCTAAGTATTTAACAACACCGGTTAAAGGTTGTTCTTTATCTACACTTAAATTATTTCTAGAATGTATAGGTTTAACAAAACAATAACCATCATTAGCTATCCATTTGTTTTTTTGCTTATACATAAAAACTTGATCAGGCCAAGCAAAATATAAGTCTTCTTTATAGTAACTTTTAGAATTTTTTTCTATACCTTTTATATCGTGGTATCTTCTAAAAATATTATGATGAACAATTACTGTGTCGCCTATTTTAATATCTGTTTTAACAGCTTTAGGCAGCGCTACAACTTTAGCAGTCCTATTTACAAAACTATGATTTTGGAGCTCAGTATTTACAATGAGCTCCTTATCACCAACTTTTCTTTTATTTTCGTATCTTCCTCCTATAGGCTCGATAATAAAATTGAATATGCTTTGCATTAATATTCTAAATTGTATTCCACAGCTATTGCCATGTTCTTGTTGAAATCTTTCCAAGGAAGTACTTCGTCTTTCTTTTTTATGTATACAGAAAACTTAGAGTCTTCTTCAATTATATCACAAATAGTATGACCTCCGTAAACTTCTTGGCCAACAGAATAATGCATTGCATCGTTTTTATAATCTCTGCCAATGCTTATTTTGCGAACTAATTTCACTATGCTTTCTTTAGTACTTCTGGTCCTACAATTTCTTCCCCACCTTCTTCTTCTATAGGCTCGTAGTTTCCAGTTTGAATATCAATTTTAATTTTACCGTACTTTTCTTCTAGCTTAGCTTGCAACTTATTCAAATCTTGTTGAACTTCTGCCGCAGCATGGTTAAGCTGGTGTTTTTGTAATTCTAGGTTTCCAATTTGAGAAGCAGCTTGATTAAGCTTTCCCACAAGTCCTTGCAGTTCCTCTAATTGTTCTTGGCTAATTTTGTTTTCTTGGTTTTCCATAATTTTAATGTAATTTTAATTTAATTTAATTGAATTTAATTATTACGCCCACGGCATTTCCGAGACGTCTTCGTTTGTTGGTATTTTTTGTTCGCTAATATTCTTGGTTATAATTTCTTGCATGTGATCAACTGGGTGATTAGCTTGAGCCCACTCAATAACATTTTCTTCTGTAACTGAAGATAAAGCAGTGAAAGTTTCAGAATTAGGTGCACCAATAGGGCACGCTCCTGAGAATTCTGCAGTGTAAGGATTCCCTTCGGAATCATTTTCATCATCAGTTCCTACGTATTTAAAATTTACGTGTGTAATCACATCCGACAAACCGTCGAGACTGGGTGCTTTTTTCATAGCCGTGATAGCCCATGTGTAAGTAATTGCCATAATTTATTTTTTAATTGTTTGTGTTATAATTTATTATCACTTGTTTTACTGATTTTCTAAAGTTTCTAGTCTTGACTTAAGATCATCTATAATTGCTTGTTGTTCTTGCATTGCTTTAACTAGTATTGGAACAAGCACGGAATATTTCAACGATTTAACCTCATCCCCTTGCGGATTTAAATCGTTTTCTACTAAACCAGGAAATACTAGTTCTGTTTCTTGTGCTATTAAACCTATTTGTTTTAAATCGTCTCCTATAAAATTAAAGTTTCTAATTCTTAATTTTTTAACATCTTCCAATTTACTAGTTGCATCAACAATGTTTTCTTTTATGTTTCTATCTGAATACTGGCCATAAGAATTGTTTCTATTTCTTAGATTACCATTTATATTACACAACAACATATTAGTATCTGAACCTGATGTTGGTGCTGCTTGGAATACCATATGGTAACCACCACTGTTCATAGAAGCAGATGTATATTGGTGTAAACCGATTGTACTACCACTTAGAGAACCTCCTAAATCATTTTTAATACTAATACCAGCAGTAGTTCTTTTTATATTAAGCCTACCTCCAATGCTTCCCGACGTAAAACCAATACCTACATCATTATTAACGTAAAGGCTAGCGTTTATAGTTTGTGTATTAGTAGTGTTATCTAAAAGTTTATACCAACTGCTAAACCCACTATTATAAGTTCTATACCAAATACCTGCGTTCCACATATTATTAGCCATCTGCCATCCGTATGCTTGATCACCAGGGTGAGAACCAATTGAAATACCAGTTGTATATGAACTACTCGTTGGTGCGGAGCCTCCACCATTACTTCCTCCCCAGTTGTAAAATGGCCACATACCCGTGCCTGGATGCCCATATCCACTAGTGCCAGCTGTTCTAGTAATTGCACCACTTATATTGTTAGCAACTGTTAAACCAGCTAAATTACTTGTACTATGCGGATCTACATAATAACCAGTGTTATTATAATCATAAAATATAGTACCTCTAATATCGTTAGGTGTAACTAGTCTTCCACCACCCCAAGATCCTTTGTAAGTTCCGTTTTCAAGTATTATTATACCATGAGAAGCTAGATTATTAGCACCACCTGTGGAACCAGCATTCTGGTGTGACCAATATAAACCATATGCACTGCCAGTTGAGTTACCATCGTTTGGAAGTTTATATGAACCGCCCATATTAAATATGGTTTGTATTCTACTAGCTGAGTATAATCCAGTAACACCAACACCATAATTATCACCAAAAAGAAGACCACCAGCACAACTCATAGTGTTAAGATGAGTGTTACCACCGAAGTCACCATAATAATTGGTGTTTGTATCGTAATATATAGGTACTCTTAAATCAGGTGCATTCATTAATCTACCTGAATTATCAATATAAGATACATCACTACCGTCTCTTCGGAATTGAACAATTCTGTTTGATGAAGAATCTGAAACTATATACCATCTATTAGAATGATATTGTATTTTACCTGCACCACCTGGATTACCTGTCCAAGTTGAAGTAGAGGATGATAATATAGAAGTATTTGTTATATTAATACCTCCGTGACCACCGTTAGCATCAATAACACCAGCTACAGTAAGTGTTGATCCAAAAATTGCTGGATTACTTTCTCCAAAATATAAGGTTTGAGTGCTGGTGTGCCCATAAAAATGCTGAGACTGTGCTACGTGAAATGACGTATCCCATCTAGGTGCTGCATTACCTGTAGTTGCTCCTCTTGTCCATATTTTTGATAAATAACTAGTAGAGTTTGGATCACAGTAAAAGCCAGTATCATTTGAATCATAAAATATTGGTGCTCTTAAACTTGAACCAGCTTGTAAATTATTAGTAACATAAACGTTGTTCGCGCCTAATGGGTCTGCAGAATTATTAATTGACATAACTTGAGTTGCCATAGTATAATCATCATAGAATCGCATTCCATTATAGCTTGCATGGGCTCCAAATTTAATACCAGTGTGCATTGCAATACATAAATCAGGAAACGGAGAACTCCAAGATCCACCTTCTTGGTATATTGAATAAGCTGGTCTGCTGCCGGCACCAAGAGTACTTAAGTTTGAAGCTGGAAGACTAATTTCACCTTTAACAGCTATACTAACTATACTGCTAGTACTTCCTGGATCGGTATAATATGTTGTATTATTAGAATCATAAAAAATAGGCGCTCTCATGGAACTAGAAGATTGAATCAGCCCCATATAATGATCAGACCAGTTAGATGAAGAACCAGCTCTCCATTTCCATGTGGTAGGAGTGTGGCCAGATACACCTCCATTACAAGTTCTATAATTAATATTAATCTCAGCATTTTGAGCACCTATCATAAACTCAGCACCATAGCCTTTCAGTTCCATTGTATCGTAAGCATGGTTTCTACCAATTTCAGAACCAGCGCTTGTACCACTTACACTTCCATTAAAATGAATAGTACTCAAGAAAGATTTACTAGCAGGGTCTACATAATAACCGGTGTCATTTACATCGTAAAATATTCCTGCTCGAATATCGTTTGTATTTATTAAACTCCCGCCGTTTAATTGTATTTGTTGATTAAAATAAAAATTTGATCTATCTGTGTAGATATGGGCGTGACTTGTGTTTGCTGGCCCGAAAAGTATGTAACCAGCATCAGTTTGAAGTTTTACTCCCCATGTATCCCCAAAAAATCTACCATTATTAGTAGAACCTACAAATTCCATTGTATTTACTTGGCTTGTACTAGCGGGATCTAAATAATAAGTCGTATCAGCTGAGTCATAAAATATTGGTGCTCTATAAGAGGCACCTGCATATCCTACGCTACCGGTATAAACATCATTAGTATCTAGTTGAACATACCAGGGCCAAACACCATTTATTTGTGCATAACTAGTAGAATCAACTGGTGCACCAAGTACATAAAATCTATTTGAATTATTATGTAACGCTACTGACCTATGGTTTGTATCCCTCAAATATACTGTAGGGTCGCCACTTCTTAAGACTAATGTCCCTGAATCAAAATAACTGTTTGTATCAGCTGAGTCATAAAAAATAGGTGCTCGCATATCTGCAGCTGCAAACAAAACTCCAGTATTACTTAAATCCATTAATTGCGATCCACCACTACTATACCAATCATAACCACCAGTACCAAAATTTCTTTGTCTGGCTACACCTGCATCTTGAATTTGATTCCAATAATTAGAACCGCTACCCTGATTAAATCCTGTTGACCAACCAACACCGCTAGCTCCCCCATTATTAATCCATAGTTTGAAAATTTTGCTTTCTGACGCTGGATTAATATAATAAGTTGTATCATTATAATCATATATAGATGCAGCTTGTAACTGATTTCCCACAGGATTTAATCTTAAGGGTTGACCTGCGTGAGATTGTACATAAGAATATGACCCATTATTACCTATAGATATTGTACCATGACCTGCTGTTCCAGGATTTGAAGTTACGTTGTGATACCCTGAACTTGTAACCCCGTCTAATAAATCTGCGTCAAGTCCTGATCCAGCACCATCAACTGTTAAAATCTTACTAAGTACATCTGCAGCTGTATATGAGCTAGATGCTAAATACCCAGCACTCGCGTGATTGCCCCAGCCATATGCTGTGTTCCAGTTTGAATCATTATAGCCTGAGGCTGCAATAGTTCCTGCAAAAGTTGCGTTACCGCCGGCTGCTATAGTAAATTTATCACCCACATTATCTTCGTGTAATGCAAAACCACCATTTGTGTATGCTTTTAACCACCACTGCGTTGCATTTGCGGAATCTTTTAATCCAATAACATAATCATTTGCAGATTTAAAAGTAGTATAAAAACTTGAGCCAGGTGAGCTAACTGTAATACCACCTGCAAAAGTCGCATTACCGGTAAACGATGGTGAGGCTAATGGTGCTTTTAAAGCAATACTATTTGTAACTGTTGTGCTAAAGTTAGCGTCATCACCTAAAGCGGCTGCTAATTCATTTAATGTATTTAAAGTTCCCGGTGCTGAGTCAACTATTAAAGCAACTCTTGCATCAGCTCTTGCGTCTGTATAATAAAGATTTGTACCTTCACTTAAATCGCTTGTGCTAGCGGCTGTAATTCTAGCATCTGCCCTCGCATCTGTATAATATAAGTTAGTTCCTTCTGATAAGTCTCCTGTATCTGCAGCAGCTATTCTAGCATCTGCCCTTGCGTCGGTGTAATATAAATTACTGCCTTCAGTAATATTCGATGTATTCTGAGCAGGCATTGTAAATGACATAACACCTGTTGTGCTATTATAACTTAAAGAACCAGTACCGCTAATTGCTGCTCTAGCTCTTGCATCAGTATAATATAGATTAGTACCCTCTGATAAATCAGAAGAACTTAAACTACCTATTCTAGAATCTACTCTAGCGTTAGTGAAAAACAATTTATCACCTTCAGTTAAATGAGATGTAGTTATACCGTGACTTGAATGCAAGTGTGCCTGAGTTACTGAACCCGCTTTTATAAAATCACCTGATACTTTAGTTAATGCCATATTAATTATTTTCTAATTCTTGTACTCTTGCTTCTAATTCTTGTATTGCTTTAGTTAAAATAGGAATCATTTTTTCATAAGTTATTCCAAAATGATCTTGCTCAACATCTCTATCTACAACTAAATTTGTTTTATTTGCTACATCATAACCATAAGATTTTTCTACAGTTTCAACCTCTTGTGCTAAAAATCCTAATGTTAACTCTTCTAATTTGTTTTCACCTGTTGGAGTTCGATCTTCATAGTCGGATCTTTTGTCCCATCTAAATGTTACTGGGTTTAAATCTTTAACAAAATCTAAACCTACATTAATTGGAGTAACATCGGTTTTATCTCTTGCATCTGAATTTACAGTCCAGCTAATTTGTATTCTTGCTGTACTATGGGATTCGTTACCCATGTGTATTTGATTACTAGCGGTTGACACACCAGCTATTGATTGATAAGGCGACTGATAACCTGTTCTACCGGCATTTTGACCAAACAGTAAGTTGTTGCTTCCACTTGAAACATTGTAGCCCGTTGCATCACCCATGGCGATATTACTACTACCACTAGTTAAACTTTTCAACGCTGCATAACCGTAAGCAAAGTTTCTACTACCAGTACTACAACCTCCTAGTGCCTCAACACCAAATGCTGCATTGTTGGTACCAGAGGATATAGCATCCATAGTGGTGCTATTACCCATTCTTATATTGTTAGCAGAACCATGTTGTGTAAAATTAAATTCCAATCCAGCCAATTTACTTGTTGCATTAGGATTAACATAATAGCCGGTATTATCCTGATCATAAAAAGCTGAAGCATAAAGATTTCTAGTTATTATTGCATCTCCATCACCTCTAATAATCATATTAGTGGTACCACTTGTTCCGCCATCTTTGAATGCAATATCTTCACCTCCAGATGTTGCTATAATAAAGTGTTCATCATTCGTGTCTGTAGCTCTTATATATCCTCTTAAGTTTCCAGCTGAAGTACTAAATTCCGCCGTACCTCTTACTTTAAGACTAGTACCAGTGCTGCCAAAATTACCATAGTAAGTGGTATCATCTCTATCATAAAATATAGCAGCATAAGAACTACCGGCATACACATTTCCTCCAGCAGAAAAAGAACCGCTAGCCGCACTATAAACATCATTTACAATACTAGTTGTTGGCGTAACAGTTTGGCCATTTGCAGTGTATGCACTTGTTTGAACTTGTACTGTGTTGTTAAAACTTGTTCTAATTTTATATGTTCCACCACCTCTTAGCCAAACAACTTCTTGACTTGAATTAGTCATTTGAGTTATACCACCACAAATAGTAGCATTAGTCCAAGCTTCATTCCACTGCCTTATTGTTCTTGTAACGCCAACCGTACCCCATCCGCTTCCGTTAGTATGCCAATCCATAAGCAAAGAAAATCCACTACCGTGAGATGCCCAACTTGGATGTGTACCTCCAGCATTTAATCTATTTTCAATTCTAATTCTAGTAATATCACTTACATATATTCTTACGGGATAATATGTACTTTGATTATAACCAGATCCAGTCATGTCTACCGTATGAGCATAACGTAAATCTATATTACCAGACTGTATGTTTAATACATTTAAATCACTGGTACTAGCTGGATCCGTATAATAAGCTGTATTGCTTGAATCGTAGAATACAGGCGCTCTATAAGACGCGGCATTAGTAGCATACCCAGCTTGCCAGCTTCTCCCATCATTACCATAAATTGTCCATACTGTAGAATCACTACCAACAAAACAAAACTCATTTGGATTTCCACTATTTCCAAATATATTGCCAGGGCCTCCATTACCGTTTGTTCCATATCTTGCGCCACTATTACCAGCCCAAAATAATCCCCAAGTATTACTTGCAGCACTCATCATCCATGCATTATAATCATATCTTAATCTAAATGGCTGGTTATTCTGTCCATCACCACTTGTGCTTACATCTCCAGAAAATAAATTACTAATTATAGTGTTTGTTCTACTAGTACTACCTGGATCCGTATAATAAGCAGTGTTATCTGTATCGTAAAATATAGGTGCTCTAAGCGAGGTTGTAGCAATTACATTACCATCTGTAGATATATTCAACATAGCTTGCGCTGGGTAAGAAGACTGAGATCCAGTAGCAGAATAGCCAATGTTAAAATTAGAAGTGTTATAACCACTACCTACAAACCATTCCCTACTGCTACTACCGCTGGCACTATGAACATTGTCCTTCATTTTTATACCAATACCACGGCCCTCATAACCTTTCATTGTAAATTGAGAAGTCATAGCTGGTGCGCCGCCTCCATCAAGAGCGTTTATTTCTAAATTTCCGTCTGCAGTTGAAATTCCACTTGAAAACTCGAAAGTATCATTGTAGCATCGAATATTTTGATAAGAATTTCCATCATACCAATATTCCCTATAATAACCATATCCAGTAGAGGTGCTTCTTGCATATTTATATAATGCAGCAACAGAACCTTCATTTCGCGCATCACAGTGTACCCATGCGTCGTTGTCTGAAACATATAAATCAAGATCCCCTGCGGCTTTTAGTTTTAAATGCCTAAGTTCACTCGTGCTACTTGGGTTTACAAAATAAGTTGTATTGGTATCATAATATTCTGAAGCTGTTATTGCCCCTGGTAAACTTGCCCCTGTTGATGATAAAGTTAGCACATCTGTATTTGAAGATGCACTATTATCATACCATCTCATTATTAATGTGTTTGCCCCACCTCTAACTATCCATCTATCATCTGTATCTGTAAAACTATTTGTATCTACAATTTTTAATTCAGGTGACGTACTACTTATCGTTATATCACCCGTTACAGTTCCTCCAGTTAGTGGTAAATGCCCAACTTGAGAATATGTGTATGCAGTATCATAATTAGTTTTGTTAGTTGTTGTTAACTGGTCTGTAGTCCAAACTTGCGCCCAATCAGTTTGCCAAGTTCCACTCTTTTTACTTTTTATATATAACTTTCTATTGTGAAAATCTTGAAAAGACGCTGTCGCCCAATCAGATGAATCCCAATATTTTATTGTAAGTAGCCCATCTGACGCACCCGTAGGCTCATCGTCAGCGTAACTTACATCCCAGATATAAACACCTGATGTAGTAATTGTGTCAAGGTCGTTTTGATACCTAGCGTGTGTTCTTAGGTATCTACCATCGTGGTTATGACTAGTTATAGAATAACCGCTTAAATCTTGATCTCCTGTATTTATTCCAGATAAGTTTCCAATATCGGTTTTGTCTTGTGCAGATAATTCATGATCACCCCATCCGTAAGCTGTATTCCAGTTTGAATCATTATAACCTGAGGCTGTAATAGTTCCTGCAAAAGTTGCGTTACCATTATTAGTGTCAAAAGTATGTTTTACAGTAAGGCCGCTATTTCTAAAATAAATCTTAGAATCGTTATTGTTAGCAGTTGAACCAGGTGTTTGTATTAATGTGCCAGAGGTTGCGTTTGAGTAAAGTGTGTTTGTGCCATCAGCACTTTGAAACCAATTATTAGCACGAACTTTACCTGAAAAAGTTGCGTTACCATTTTCAGACATATCTAAGGTAAGAGCATTAAACTCAGTTCCACCATCTACTCCACGGAAGAACATGTCAGCATTATTTACTCTTGATCTAATTTGAAAACCACTTGAATTACTAAAAGTACCAAATATAGTACCATCATCACTTAATATAATATCTTGACCTCCTGCATCTATAGTTATATCAGTAGCAGCATCTAAAAGCAAACTGCCTGAAGATTCAACTTCAGTAGTTACTACTTTTCCTGAAAAAGTTGCGTTACCTTGATCTGTAATTTGTAAAATATAGTTATTATCTGTATGATTAAAAAGAGCAAAATTACCATTATTTATTATGTCATAATCTTTACCACTAGTTCCAGTATCATTAAATCTTAAAAATCTATTATCTGTATTTCTGTCTTTTGATATTTTTAAACCTGGTGAATTTGATGTAGTAATAGTTAAACCACCCGTCATTGTACCGCCGGCTAATGGTAGTTTTGTTCCAATGCTTGTAGCTGTTGTTGTAGCAAAATTAGGATCATCACCTAATGCTGCCGCAAGTTCATTTAAAGTGTTTAATGTTGCGGGTGAAGAATCAACTAAATCACTTACTGCAGTGTCTACATATGTTTCCGTAGCTAAATCAGATATTGTTACAGCTTTTATCCCCGCTAAATCCGTTAATTCAGAATCCATTAAAGCACCAGCAGCAGTTACGTTTGTTGTATCTGTTACATCAGCAGAGGCTTCAATGTTATCTAGCTTTGTTTTTAAAGCGTCTGTAAAATTATTTTGTGTTAAACCGCCGTCACCAACCGTATATGTTGTATTGATGTAGTTACCAGAATGTATCTCAGTTGATCCTTGATCCGTTGTCCAATCTATGATTTGATTACCGCTTGGAATTGTGTCTGTTATACCATAACCCGCTAAAGTAGTAGGCGTTGAAGTTATGGTAGACCATAATTGTGTATGTTGGCTTGGTGTAAATGTAGCAGGCTTGTTTTGAATAAAAGAATCACCTGATGTAGCCGTCCAATCGGACTGTACATTTTGCTCTGCGTTTGCAGGAGCGTGAGCAGCTTGTGAATGAGTGTAAGCTGTATTCCAGTTTGAAGAGTTGTTTGTTGTAATGCTATACACACCTGATCCATCTGTTGTCATTAAACCAGCAGATGTAAAGTCATCATCATATAAAATGTCATCAGCAGCGGATACACTGCTAAAAGATATAACTTCTATATCAGAAGTATTAGGTGGTGCAGAACTAAAAGTAAGTGTAGTACCACTTAAAGAATAATTATCTTTATGTTGGTATACACCTTCTATATATACTTGCGTTTTATTTTCGTTGTCTAGACTATTGGCTAATGTGAAAGCAGTTGTGCTACCATCACCAGTAAAACCGTCTTGGTAAATTATACTTGCCGAGGAGGTAGCATTTATCCAATTAACACCAGATCCAGTTGAAGACAATACTTGCCCACTGTTTCCTATGTCTCCACTAGAATCATATACTCCTGCGGCTATATTTATGTCAGTTAAAAACTTCTTAGCCATGAATTTTATTTAAATTATCCTATCTTTGTAACCAGTACTCTTATATCGTTTGCTGTTGGTGCTGCTGAAAAATCAATTGTTACAACAGAAGTAGATGTTCTAACTACATCTGCAAAGACTGTATCTAATGAGCTTGCATCATATAGCTGTACAATTACATCTTGAGAACCTAAATTGTGTGTTACAGTGTAAGAAGTAGCAGATCCGTCACCTATAGATGTAGCATAAAACCTATCAGTAATATCGCTTGTCATAGCTACAGTACCTGTTTTATCCGGTAAAGTGTATGTAACGTCTGCGGTTAATGCACCAGCTAATAAAGTACCTTCGTGAGCATCTGCAACAGTACCTTCAAATATAATACCATTTGATGTACTTACTGTTTCTACATTATTGGTTGTTGTTGTCCCTGTAACTTGTAAATCTCCAAGTACGGTTAAATCGTTACCAATTGTAACATCGTTTGGAAGACCTATTGTTAACGAAACATCTGTACCAGATTTAGTTACTGCTGTTACTATTTCGTTTGTTGTACCTATTATTTTAAGATCATCATCCGCTAAAGATACGTCTTGAGTTGTTGAATCACCATCTACAGTAAGTGTTGTTGTAATACCAGCTGTACTTGCCGCTGTTATTCTACCTTGTGCATCTACAGTTATAACTGGTATTGCAGTTGCAGAACCATAAGATCCAGCTGTTACCGATGTATTAGCTAAATCTATTACTTGAGTGTGTTGACCAGAAGTTGTACTAACTGTTCCCGATAATCCAGTTCCAGCTGTTATATTAACACCTGTTATATCACCACCTACGTTTGTCCACGCTGAACCGTCATATACCTTTAGTTGATTATCTGTTGTGTTAAATATTATCCAACCTGCGGTTTGACCCGATGAAGGATCCGTAGCAAGCTTCTGAACTACTGCATTCTGTAATTCGTTTTTGTTTAAATTAATGTCTGTTAAATATGAAAGTGCCATAGTTTATTTAGTTTACGTATACTTTACCTTGAAATGAGGCTTTAAATGTTATATCAAAATTATTGTTGTCTGTATGTTGAACATCACCTACTATATGAGAACCGGCAGAGTCAACTGTTGTGACAGCAGGAAATTTAGCTAGATTATGTGTTATAGTTCGAGATTGACCAGCTGTAAAATTAATGTTAGGGGTAACAAAATTTTTGTCTGTTCTACCTGTGTTATCTAGATTAAATAAATAAAAATTGTCTTGTATTAAACTTCCGCTACCACCTAAAAAACTTAAGTTAAAAGTAGCAAATGTATCGCCTTCATTAGCTTTTGTTACGCTGATTAAAACAAATTGACCAAATTGAGCCAAGTTACTAACGTTTGATATTTTTAAACCTTGACCTATTAAATGATCAAAAAAATCGCTAATATCTACGTTGGCTATACTTTTAGTAGAAACTTTTAAAGATGTTATGCTACTAAATGAAACGCCATTACCTCCATTAGGTAGTTTAAATTTACCTCTTGTTAAAGATATGTCTTGTATTATAAATTGCTCTACAACACCGTTTAGATTTATTAGACCCGATGTATTTAGAAAATCTGTTATATCTCCTAACTTAAAATTCTTGGTTTCACCACCTGCATTAGATCCTAATAATTTGTCTGTAGCTTGTACGGATTCATCAGTAATATATGTACTAATTCTAGCCATTTATTATTTTTTAAATATACTTGTAACCTTTTCACTACTTCGTCCACCAAAGTAAGCTAATACAACTGCCATCATTACTTTTTCAAATGTATCGTTCCATGTAACACCAATGTGAAATGGTATTGACTCTACACTGTCTAGTATTCCTGCTAAAGAGAATATAACAATACACCACACTAAAACTAGTGGGCGTACGTTTTTTGAAAGCCATGAGTCTGATATTGAGTCGGCTTGCCATCTTGAAGTGACAGCTTCCATCTCTTTATTTTGTTGTTCAAATATAAGTTGTTGTAATTTTATTTTTTCCTCACTACTTACATCAGATTTACCTATTGCTGCTATAGCTTCTGCTGGTGTAGATGCGCCACTGATTAAATTACCTAACGTAGGGTTAACCAATGAAGCTGCACCAAATAATAGTTTACCTACTGTAGTTTCTGCAAACTTCTTTTTTGGTTTACTCATTAGTATTTACAACCTTTTTTCTTAGCTGGAGTAGGTTTTCCATATTTTGCAACAGATGAATTATCTACAGCTGCTTTAAATTTAGGATTATCATCAAGTTTACCGTCAGCTGAAGCTTTCTTTAAACCTGAATTAAACTTTGCGGCTGAACCTAAGTTTAACATTGGATCTTTACCGTCTGTACCTACTAGACCTCTACTTTTTAATGAGCTGTATATGTTACCAGCTTTTGCACCTTTTGTTCCCATGATTTATTTGTTTTTATTTTTTGAACCATATCCACCCATCTTAAATGGTGTGTTTATTTTTTTAGAATTTGCTGTTCTATCATTAACTATACTGCTGTCCGTAGCATTTGTTACTGCTACAGGATCCATATTATAAGTACTTTTATTTCCACTTGCAGATTGGTTTATTCTGTTTCTTATTTCTTGATCTATTACAGTTTGTCTGTTTTTTCTTTTTTCACCCTTTATTTCTCTTTTTTTATCTTTATAGATCTTTTTCATTTTTTTATGACGACCTTTAGCTTCATCTAAAGTTTTTTGTGCATTAGCTTTAGCATACGCGGGATCAGTTGTAGGGCCAATATTTCTTAGTGCTTTTTTAGCATTTTTAATATCTTGCCTTGTATTTTTTTTACTGATCATTTTTTTATCAGTATAGTTTTCTGAACCATCCGTTCCGAAAGTGGCATAATCACTGGCACTAGCCTCAATATTGCCCTCTCTAAGGTTTCTCATTTTATTTCTTTTAGATTGTCCTGTGAGATTTTTAATAGATCTTACATTACTTCTTTGTTGCCAAGAAGCTTGAGACTTACCTTTTGGAGTATACATTATAGGATCGGTTTCATTAGTTGTTTCTTCGTATGTTTCACCTGGAATTATAACTTCACCAGGACCACCGGAAACACCAGTTTTGTCAACTAGATCTTTTTCAAAACCTTTAGGGTCTTCTTTTCTTTGCCCTTCTCTATCATCTATATAAGCCTGCTTGTTTTTATACATACCTTGTATTCCTTCTAAATTTTGGTCCCAAGCATCGTTATAACTTAATCTTTTCTTAGTAGAACCAGGCTTTGTTTTGGTTGTAGTATTTTCAGTGTTTAATAATATTTCGCCAGCTGAATTAGTTGTAACATTTTGTGTTACTTGTTTAAAAGGAGAACCTTTTTGTATATATGTCATGATTTTGAATTTTTAAATATATTGTTAAAAAAACCTACAACATCATCAGGTTTATAATCCTCAACAATTTTGTTTTCTTTTTTAACCTCTTCATTTGTTTTATCTAAATCTTTAGAGTTAAAATCAGTTAAATCAACAGAAACATTAACAGCAGGTTGTTGATTGTTACCAGGGGATACTTTTTTCTTACCACCTACTACTTTATTCTTAGAAGCGCCTAAGTCAGCCGCTCCCTGCACTAGGCTTTCATTAAGTTTAAAAGGTGACCCTTTTGCTTTTTGAGTTATTGGTTGTGTTTTCATTTTTTTACTTTATCACTTTCATGGTAAGCTTCAGCTTCCCAGGCATTTGTTTTAGCTCCTTCCTCCATAACTTCTCTATTAAAAGTTTTCATTGGAGATCTTGTAGATTCTTTCCAATATACATTGTTGTCATCATAATTTAATCTACCTTGTTGCATTTGCTCATGATGTATGTTTTCATGAACTATAGCTTCTTTTCTTTCAGATCCTTTAACTTTAGAATCAATAAATGTAGTACCATCTCTATTAGCTTCAGCTTTTATACCACCTTCTAAGTTTTTAACAAAAACAGGTCTACCATATTCTGATAGCTCTTTGTCTATGCCTATAACATCATGTATATTTTTAAGTTTAAAAGCCATTATGAATTTGTTTTTTCAGCATGTTTTCTATGAGCTATAACCTCTGGGTGGTTTTCATCAACTTTAATAGGTCCACCAGAACCATCTGCATTCATAGTTACCTCTTGGTTTTTAGGAAAAGGACCTTTTTGTTTTGCTTTAATAGTTATTGGTGTTATCATCTATCTTTATCTTTAATCATATCATCTATAGCTTTATTATAAACTTTGTCTGTATATGATTTATTATTAAAAAATTTACTTCTTGTTGAAGTTGGTAAGTCTTCCTCTGCAAGTAGTATTCTATATATTCTACTTATTAACTGTTGACCTTTAAATGAAACCTTATATATACTATATTTTATAGTAGTTCTATTTCTGTTTCTCCAAGTTTCTATCCAACCTTCACTTCTTAATCTTTCCCATCTGTTCTTATCCCAACTATAAGTGTAAGTCCCATCTATAAAATCATTACGTGTAAATTGCTTTTTGCAATCAAGATACACTAATAATTCTAAATCAGCATCGGTTAGGCTATAAGTTTTACAGGCCCATTTTCTAACGAGCCTGTAATATTTAAATAAATTTAATTCCCTAATGTCACTAGTACTTAATTTCATTCTACTATGACAATGTCCTGATGTTGTATAACTTGGTAAAGTTTATCTTCCCACTCTATACCATGACCAGCATGTTTATCGTAATGTACAATATCCCCATCACTTATACCTTTTACTAGGTCACCAGAACTTATTACTTTTGCTTTTAAATACCTAACGTCATTTGACTGTTTATCTGTTATAATAAATCCTCCAACATTTTTAGGCTCTTCTTTTATCTTTTCTATTACTAGATAGTAGTTTATTGCTTTCATACTTCTCTTACATTTGATATTACACAATCTGCAGAGATAATTGTATTCACAACACTTACCGCATTTATTAAAGCTGTTTTTGTTACAAGCACAGGATCTATTATACCTGCTTTCATCATGCTATACACATCTCCAGTTGTAACATCTACACCAAAACCTTTTTCTTTAGGTTCTACATAAGGTATACCAGCATTTTCTAGTATTGTAGAGTATGGCCATTTTATAGACTCTAATAATATTTGTTCTCCTTCGTTCTTAGGTTCGATGTTTTGAGCAGCATTTAATAACGCAACTCCTCCACCTGGAACAATACCTTCTTTTAAAGCAGCTTTAGTTGCATATATTGCATCTTCAACTCTATCTTTCTTTTCTTTTAATTCTATCTTAGAATTAGCACCGACCTTAACAACACCTACAGCTCCTGATAGCATAGCTAACCTTTGCTCTAGTTTCTTTTTTAAGTATGCGTGCTTTTCTTCTTTTATCTTAGCTTCTACAGTTTTTATTCTTTCTACAACATCTTCGTTTCTTTCTTCTATAGTTATAACTGTAGTCTTATTATCAGTCACTGCTTTCTTAGTAAAACCTAATACATCAGGACTAATCATATCAAGATCATCACCAAGCTCTTCATTTATTAGTTTAGCACCTGTCAACATAGCTAGATCTTCTAATGTTTCTAACTTACTAGGCCCAAACCCTGGTGGATCAATTATATTTATTTTTATATTGCCTTTGACTTTATTCATAAGTAATGCTGAAAAAGGTTGTTGATCAACTTCAGCTACTAAAAGCAATGATTTTTTATTCTTTATAACATACTCTAATACACTTTGTATTTTTCTTATGTTAGGTATAGGTGAAGACACAATTAATACACAAGCATCTTCTAATTCTATTTTATTCTTTTGTTTATCAGTTATTAGATGTTGAGATTTAATACCTGAGTCAATCTGTACGCCATCTACAATATCTACATAAGTTATATCTGTATCAGACTCTTCCATTAAAACTACACCATTTTTACCTACTTGTTCAAAAGCGGATGCTATAGTGTAACCTAACTCTTTGTCGTTGTTGCACGAAATACTTGCAACATTTTTAAGCATATTACCAGATACTGCTTTACTGTGTTTTGATAAGTACTTATTAACTTTTTGTAATCCACTAGATATACCATCTTTAATCTGTCTTATATCTATATTTTGTTCAGCATAGACATTTTGTAAAAGTGATTGAGCAAGGACGGTAGCTGTAGTAGTACCGTCTCCTGCTTCTTTCACTGTGTTTTTAGCCGCTTCTTTTATCAAGGTTGCACCTATATTTTCGACCGGGTCAATCAAGACTACGGATTCTGCTACCGTTACACCATCTTTTGTTATCACCGGTCTTCCGAGTGCATCTTCGTAAATTACGCATTTACCAGAAGCGCCAAGGGTTGACTTAACTGCTTTAGCTAGCTTATCAACACCTATCATTATTTTTGTTCTAGCATCTGTACCGAAGGACAGATCCTTTACTATCTCACTTGGGTTATTATATTCCATTTAATTAAATTGTTTAGTATAAGTGGTTATTTAAAAGTTTTTACAACTTTAGGTCCTTTTAAAAATTCAAGCTTTTTTGTGTAGTGATCTACACTGCCATCAATAGCGGTTTCAGCTCCTTTTAAAGTTTCCCTTCTAGTTGTATCATGCCATTTATTCTCGTCCTTATAGTCAGAGTGTTCGGCTTGATAAAAACCATTAGGTAGTTGAACAATACGCCAGTTTTTTTTATTAGCGACGTGCTCCCAAAGCATCCTGGTTTCTTCGGGTACTCCTGGTTCACCTTGTGGCCAGGAATAGGTTTTGTAAAAATAAGTCATTGGTTATTGGTTATTTATAAGTATATAATCACATGGTTAAGTGCACTTTTAATTATTATGGGTCTCCGAAACCACCACCACCCGGGCCGCCACCGCCACCTGGAGGAGGAGGAGGAGGACCACCACCTAAATGTGTATATCCATAAAATTCACTTATTTTATGTGGTGCCGTTTTATTTAATGAAGATTGAGCCGCCCCAAAAAGACTAGTAGATACTGGAGTTGAGCCACCGGCAAGACTATTGTTAGTAGTTGTTATAGACATTTCTGTCTTTATATCTGAAATAGATATTTGACCACTAGTTTGTAACGCCATCTTTTAATTCTTTTACTTGGTTAGATAAATCTTTTACAGCTTCTATAAGTAATGCTGTTAGTTTTGGATAATCAACAGCTTTATAACCGTTAGATCTGTTATCGACAAGCTCTGGTAATATAGCTTCTATTTCTTGTGCTATTACACCTACATCTTTTTTACCAGTTTCTTTATGTGATTTTTCATTCCACTCAAATGTAACACCTGATATTTGGTTTACTTTGTCAAGGGCATTTTCAATTGGTTTAATATTATCTTTTAACCTTTTATCAGAAGATGCATAAGCTACAATATCCCCAGCAACACTTATTGAAGTGCCGGTATTGCCCGGGTGTATATAATGAGCTGTACTATCAATGTCTAAAATTTCATGAACATGAAGTTTTTCATTAACATCAACTTTCATTATAGCTGAACTGTACCATACTTCACTAGCTGTTCCCTCATTAGCTACATGTCTTTTTCTCATCACCCAACTCATATTGTCATAAGCTGTACTTCCTGAGCTATGACTTGCACTACCTGGAACATCCATAAAGAATGTATTATAATATTCATTAAGGTGCATTCTACCATAATTAAAATTATTAGTAGCTGCATTATTACTATTAAAGAATATATTTGTGCCGTATTCAAAATCAGCTCCTGAAACCGCTGGGTCATAAGTTGATGGTGCATTTTCTGCTACATCAGGAATTATAAGCCCACCGCCATTAAGCATCATTTTTACCGTAGAGTAATTATCATTTT